GTCGGCGACTTCTAACATTGATACTTCTTAACAGGTAATTTACATTGATTGAAACGCATTTTGGTCTAGCCGATGTCCAGCTCTCCCATTCCGTTTACATTACTGAAATGTAATCAATATCATCATCTCCGACTGTCGCGGTCTCGAATTAAGTTGTCGGTGTCCTCACTGATAGCAAGGACGCGCTCCACCGCTGAAGGGATAGCGGGCCGACCAGGCGGGGTCGGGTAGGTTTCCAGCAGGGTGCGGAGCGTTAGCCTTACTTGCACATCTAGTATACGTTCAGACCGCATCGCATCAATAGTATGTTCCATTTCGGTCTGCTGAGCCTCTAGCTTCTCAATCTTCCGCCACAGATCCTCGCGTAGCCGAGTACCGGCTTCGAGGGTGAGCTGGAGTTCGCTCTGCGCTAGCTGGGCTTTTGCGGTTTCTGCTTCTCGCTCAGCAACCGCACGCGCCGCCGCTGACTCCAAGGCTTTCGTTCGCCAGAGGGTTCTCTGCACGATCACTGTGGTGGTCAGCGTGGTCACCAGGGTGAGGAGAGCGATGCCGATACTTTCGGTAATTCCTAGACCCGATAGGGATAGTCCTGTCACTGGGTCCATGTGGTCTCCAGTCCTAGGATAGGGCCGCCGCGGAATCGACCACTGCCGCCACCAAGGCGGGGTCTAGGCTGTGGACCAGCGCCTCCACCGCAGTAAGCAGCACGATTAGCTGGTTGGCCATTCCTTCACCTCCCGATGGGCCGGAGTGTGGGTATCAGCAGTAGCCGCCGGTGTGGTACTAGCTGGTGTTGGCGTAGCCTCAACAGCAGTCGCGGGCGTTGCTGGCGGAACAATAGCCACCATGCCCGGCGCGCCGATACGCCATGTAGAGATGGATGTGAGCAGAGAAGCGATGGTGGCTGCTACTGCCAGTCCCAGGCATTCTTTCCAAACGTCAATGGGGGAAAAGATGCTGATAGGTAGAGCTGGGATAGCGACTTGGGCGAAAGTCCTGGCGGCACGGCTACCAGCATCAACCCAAAAGGCTTTATTCCACATTTACTTGTTTCCTTCCTTGAGTAGGGTTTCGATCCGGTCGAGGCGCTCCGGTAGCGTAGCTACCGTGCGGGCGATTTCCGGGATGAGCTTGATTTTGTCGGCCACGAAGTCAACAAAGGTTTTGCCTTCGGTGGCTTTCCAGCCGGAGAAAACCGGCTTGTTGTCTTTCCATTCGGGACCAACTAGCTGGTCCAGGATCCAGCGCACCATGCGTGGCTCCTCCTTTTCTAGTTCTTGTTGTGGTTGGTTAGGCGAGTCGAGGAGTTCGGCGGCGTAGGCCAGCACGACGTCGAACGGGAAGCCGGGGCCGGGGTCGGTGTGGTCGACTTCCTGCCAGGCTGCGGAGATTTCCGCATGGCCATGAACGCCACGAGCCCCGGCGCGGAGTTGATCGGCGTCGATGAACTCTAGGGGAATGTCGTAGAGTTGTGACCAGCTGGCGATTTGTTCGGCGGTCCGCCGCAGCTTTGCGTCGTCGGCAAGCCAGCTTTCGCGGCTCATGCTGGCGTAGCCGGTGAGGCTGATGTGGAGGCAGCGGGCGTTGCCGGTGGGGCCTGCTGCGTACGGCATGAAATCATCCGTGTTGCACAAAATGAGGTTGCCGTCGGCGCCGGCAAGTACGTTATAGCTGGAGCCGTTAGCGGGGTTTGTTTGCCACTGGGCGACGGCAATGCCGTCTCGTTCCGGCGGGCACTCCACCGTGTGGACGCAGATGGACTGGATAGCGTCGAGGGAACGGTAGCCGACGCCGGGCATGTCCGCGGTGAAATCGGCATCGTATCGGATTTCCATGGTTCCTCCTTCTTCTTGGGTTGGGGTTTCAGGTGCAGGAATGGGGGCGTGTGATGCGGTGCCATTTGGGTGTTGGCCCCAGTAGTCAGCAAGCGCAAAATTGATATCGCAGTCGACGCCGCCCACGGTCTCGCTGCCGGGGCGCTGATAGAGCACCGCTTCCGTAGATAGGACGCCTCCGCTCCAGGCCGCAGTCTGCCACGCCAGGAACTTTCCATCCCCTAGGTCAGCGATGACTTCGTCCACGGCAGCCCAAGCAATGACCCTGGAGTGGCCATAAATACCGACTCGTTCACGACCTAGGGTCTCGCAGCAGGCGCGGAAATACTCGGATGCGACGCCGTTCCACTCGTCAAGGCTGATAGGGAAGTCCACCGCGAAGAACACGGGATGGTTGGGGCACCCGAGCTCGTCGAGTTTCCGCTGGGCCGCCTGGGCGTCGGCTAAGCCGCCAGGGTAGCCACGCATCACATCGGAATCATCTTCTTTTCCGAACTGCCATACGAAAGCGACCCCCAGGCCATGCGCCTGGAGGTCGCCGAGTTCAGCCTTCTGGATGGGTTTGCCCAGCATCCAGCTGGCCCTGGGGGGACTGATGTAGCGGATCACGCCATCATGGCCGGCGGCGCGAATCGCTGCAGCTGGCGGCACGCCAGCACTGTAATCAAGAACTGTTAACAATGTTTTTCTCCTTATTGGAAAGTCATAGGCAGCATGGGGTGAGCACCGTGCAAGCCCAGTGTGCGACGGATAAAATCAATCCCCCGGGGGCGGACACGAGTCGTGTGCATTACCACCTGGGTGCCGTTTGACCGGGTATAGCCGCCGGCCTTCACCTCGAAATAGTTTGCGTAGCGTTGGTATGGGGTGTTCCGCATGTCGCCTTTAGTAATCAAGATGCCCCGGTTCCGCAGCTCACGGAAAAGCGTGTTCTGGCCGATACCTAGCATTTTCGCCACCGCGCCCATGCTGTAGGAGCCGGTGGAATCAATAAAACAGTCGTAGGCATCCGCCTTCGGCTGGAGCTGCTTATTAGCAGCCTCTAGGGCCAGGCGTTCCTCTTCAGCATTGAGCGCAATTAAAAGGATCTCGGATCGGGTCAACTGCGACGGGTCAAACGCCGGCGCCATGCGGGCACGCTTTTCCACCTCGATGAAATAGCGGCGGGCTTGCCTACCCTTCGCGGAGCGCTGGATCATGGCAATCTCCTTTGCCATGTCCAAAGACACAACATGATTCAACCGCGGCCGAGACGGCATTCCCGCAGGTGACGCCGAATGCTCATTTTTGAGCGCATAGTCCACACCCTCCTCAAAACCATAGGCAACCATTCGCGGCCACCAATCTTTATAGGGGGTTTTCACTTCCAGAAAACCATGAAGGTCACGCCCCAACACCGCCTGCACATCTTCCCCCATGTTCGTAATAGGGATGAGCTGGCCGCCGCCTGATGTATGATTATTATCTGGTTTCGACATGAAGAGTCTCCTTTCGAAATTATTTTTGCATTAGGAAACCCGCGGCCTCACATTTTTAGGAGGGCCGCGGGTTTCCGCATTTGTTAGTGCCGGGTTTGCTTGTTAGTCGATGGCGAAATCTCGGATATACATACCCATGCCATACCCGGTCTTTGCTGCCGGGTCCGAGAAATTCACGCTCACCACGCCTTCCTTCGTGATGGTGCACCAACCGGGGGCACTGCGTTTCTCTGGGCTGGTGAGGAAGAAATCCACATCCCGGTGCGGGGGGCGGAATTTCGGCGGGAGGGTGCCTTTCACACCAGCGGCGGCAGCTCCGACAACGGCCCACACCATGGCGCCAATCCGGGTGAAAACGATTCCGCCGTCATCCCAACGGACCATATCTTCTTCCGGTACATCAAGGCGCCGATTTACCTCCTTGATTTTGGTATCAACATAGCCCTTATTAGCAATATGGGTGGCGGTGACAGGATCACCGATATCCGCATGACCAGTATCACTACGAATCATGAGGGAAGCCTGGCCAGGAGTCAGGAACGTTGATGCTGCCGCCGGAAGCCCCTGAATATCACGGAGTTGGTGCGTGTGCTCCTTGTCCGCTTTCTCCAGCCGGAGTTTGTTATCGGCTTTGTCCACGTAGTCCTTGTTGGTTGCATGAGCCGGCTTAACGATCGAGGGCGTGGTGATAGCGATCTGCCCATCCGCCCGGGTCTTCACAAACGCGGCACGTGGCGCATCATGATGGATACTGAAATCCACGTCCCCCGCAGTAATAACCTTAGGCTCGGCGGCAGTGCCGGTCAGGTCACCGGCAAGCTGAATCTTGCCCTGCACAGTGGCACTTGCGGGAGGCGTCGGCCGCAGCGCAGCATTAGCATTTTCCGCAGCAGTGGCTGCCGCCTTCGCGGACTGGGCCGCAGCGCGCTCCGCAGTGATGGCACCCTGCCAGGCAGCATAGGCGCGGTCAGCATCCGCCGCCACTGCTGACTCCACCGCCGGCCGGTATTGGAAGCTACGCTCAATACAGGTACGCAGTGATACGGGGCCAGTGCCTTCAGGAACGATGACCTCAAGCGGGCCGGAGTCGCGGACGGATTGGGTTCGGATCTGCACCAACAGCGGACCCGGTTCTACCTGAACTTCGGCTTTACCATCAGTCAGATCAACATGGACCGGGGCGGTCATGATGACGGCCCCGGTGGATTCAACGGACCCGCGTAGCGCTGGTGCTTGCAAGAGCACGTAGTCTTCCGGGTGGGGTTTACCACCCACGTCACGCAGGTCAATGATTAATGTTCGCATATTTCCTCCTTGTTGTTGGTTTTATACTTCGTCTCGGACAGTTTGCTCACCAAGGTTCTCCACCTCATGAGAGTGACGAATCGCGGAAAAGCTGGAATAACGGGTACCGCCGTAACACGTTCGCCAGTTCGCCATGTAGATCTGGATCTTTGCCTTATAACCAGGCCGGTCAACCACCACCGGCTCCGTCGCCAGCACCAACGATTGCGCATATTGTTGCGGAGTCTCAAAAGTAGCAGCCACCTCGTGATACAACTGCCCCTCAGGCGTGTACACCAGCAGGTTCACATCACAGTAACCCCAGCCGGTATAAATGGTTTTCCCAATATGGCACCGAGCGTTAAACGTCCACAAGCCTTTGGCATCCAGCACAATCATGCCGTTTTCCGTATCAAGATGCGCGTTCTTCGCAGGCCCCACCTGCCCCTTAAACGGCAAAGTCCGCGCCGTATTTGCCTGCCAGGCACTATTCAAATTCACCGTCTGGTAAGCGCACACATAGCCCGGCGCGCCGTCGAGCAGGTCGATGCGGTCGTTGAGGGCGAGCTGGCCGGAGAGGCCGGTCTTGATTTCTTTCTGCATCGGTTTAATAAGGCTCCCCACGGCTTCAAAGACCCGGTTGAGTAGGCTGCCAATGAATTCCAAGCCGGTCTTAACGACGAACGTGGCGCCGGTAGCGAGAGCCCGGAAGATGTCGGCGATGCCGCTGAGTACGGTTTTTCCTAGGTCGGCCATGAGCTCGGGTAACCCTTTCTTTCCGAAGGGCATGGCTTCGAGGGCTTGTTTGCGGGCACGGTCTTTGACGGTTTGCTCGGTGTAGGGGGTGATGGTTTTGACCTGAGCCCCTACTAGCGTGTCCCCGGTGGTTTTTAGCGGGTAGTCACCGCTTTCGATGAGGACCTTTGGGTCAGTCATAGTTTACTGTCGCCTCCTGCCGTGTAGTGGGTTCTGGGGGTGTGAGGTCGTCGGTAAGCTGGTTGAGCAGGGCACGTTTTTCCGCCATGGAAAGATGAGAGATATCCGGGGCGGTCACCTCTGGTGGTAGTGGCTGGTTGATATCTACCCATGTGCCGCCGGCTGCGGTGATCCAATCATGGGGGCCGCGGGGCGGCACGTATTTTATTTCCTGCAGTTCTGGGTGGTGGCGGAAGCCGCACCGGTAGAGATGCGCAGACCATTGCCGGAGCGTACTGGTGGGGACCACGAGGGGGGCGGATGCTGCAGGTCCGGCCAGGCCGATAAGTGCCCAGAGGGCGTGTTCTTCAGGGGACTCCGGGTCGCAGGCAGCTTGGAGAGGGATAGGCATTAGATGACTCCTAGATCATGGATACTGCTCATAGATGACTTCACTCTGGTGAGGATTTGTTCCAGGGGTGAGTGCTGGGCCTGGGGGTCACCGCAGACACACGCCCAACCGCGGGTATCGCGGTCTAGCTCGTAAGTGATTTCAGTGACCTGCTCGACAACCACTTGGTCGCCGGGGAGGCCTTTAATGGTGGCGCCGATCCGATCACCCAGGAAGAAATGGCCCTGGCCACGGTCACCAATAAACCATGGGGCGCCATCCCCCAGGGTGAGTTTGTGGGAGGTTTTTTCACGGGTGTCCCAAAACCCCTCCCGGAGCGCGGCCAGAGCGGAAAGCGTGTAGCCGCGGTCCGCTCCGTCGGCGAAGTGTTCCCAGTATTTTGACCAGCCTAAGGTGCGGCTGCGCTGGAGTGATTTTAGCGACATCCAGGCCAGAAGGGTGTCTTCGTAGAAGGGTTTAAGGAGAGTGTCTGCGATAACGCCGATGGTCGGTGTGGCGATAAACATGCCCAAATAATTACCAACCAGTGTTACCAGAGAAGATAGGGCTTCGTTGACACCGTAGGTGGAGTGGCCGCCGGTGAGGATTTGCACCGCGGTGGCGGGTTCCCAGGTGAAATCCGCGGCCTCTATGCCGGTCAGTGGGGCATCCCGGTACAGCACATATGGGCATTGGGGGATGGTGCCGAGCCAATTCGGGGCAGAATACTTCACCGGGATATTTGGGTTGGCGATCACTGTGTGGTCGGTGTCCACGTTATGGCCAACCAGTTGTTGGGTGGTGCGGAGGAAGCCTGCCCGGATAGTGCCCCACAGGGATGTGCCTTCAGGATCGAACCACGAGGACTTATCCACGATGTCGACAACCAGGCACCCGTGCCGGATCTTCGCGCCCGGCCACGGGAGCGGATCCCCTGTCAGGTACCTGCGGCATTCCACCATCAGCTGGGCCTGCCGCAACGGACTGGCCGCCATGTCGTGCCACGTTTTCATCCGCGACGAGATAATGGTCCACGGGGTGGTATCACCACCGATCCGCCCCGGCGCGACTTGGATTGCCCAAGTGCGGGGGTTGAATGTGTCGGTCCATTCGGTGAGGTCGAGCGGGTCGTCGGGGAGCGCCCACACGGAACCCTCCAAGCGCCAGATATTGAGCATGAGGGCGGTTTTGAGTGCCCACCGGGAGGGGCCAAGCAACATAAACGTGCGGGGAAACTGGACCGCTGCCGGGGTGAGCGGGTTCGGCCACACATAAACGTGTTTCAGCTCTTCGTAGTCGTGGAGGAAATTCAGCTCCAGGTATCTTTGGCCTGTGCGTTCTTTTACTAGGCGGGTGGATTTCAGGCGGCCGGACCACCTGGCCCCGTCTTTGTCCATGGTGATGTGGATGTTTTTTGTGGGGCGACTATGGTGGTCGAGGGCCCAGGTGGCGAGCCAGTGGTCTATCGGGATGGTGATGGTACCGGCCCCGGTGTCGTTGAGTTTCCACTGGAATTTTGCGTGGATGGCGTCTACCAGGCGGCCTTTGAGGTTCCAGTCACCGTCCCACAGCCGAATGAGGGGTGGGGTGCGGCGGGCTAGGATGCGGCCCCGCCTGAGGGTTTGGCCTTTCCGCCACACGGCTTCTAGCCGGTCTAGGGTGGTTTGGTCGAGGTTTTGGGTGCCTGGCATGAGGTGCGGAGTGGTGGTCATTAGAGTCTCCTTCCGCCCCAGGGTCTAGTCCAGTATTCGACCATGCGGCATTGGATAGATGACTCCGTGCCCCCGGTTAATGCGGCACTGACCGGCACTACGGTGGGTGGTGTGTGGGGTGGGAGTGGGTAGAGGAAATCCACACCGGCAAACCGGCCTGCGATGTTGGAGCCGTTGGCGGCTACGTAGCGTTCGTGGCGTGGGTAGGTGTCGATCGTGAGGTCTTCCCCGGGGCGGAGTTGTGGGGTGGTGATGGTGCGGCGCCCATCGCGGCCAGTGGGGTCTGCGAAATCATAATCGGGGATAGTCCACTGGCCGGGTGCGGTCATCGCCCACTGCAACCATAGAGGCCGATCGGTGGGGTTATGCACCGCCAGTGTGCCGCTGGTGCTGCCCGGGGTGGCCTTGAACGCGGCCACGTGCGTGTCCCCTTTCCAGAATGGGAACGGGGCGCGCAGGTTCAGGATGAGTTTGGAGTGGTGGAGAAACCTGGGGTCTTTCTTCGACTGTGTTTTGCTCTCCTTGAGCTTGACGACGTCTAGGGTGCGGCACTCACTGTTGGTGGTGACCATGATGGTGGCGGGAGTGTCCGGGGCGAAGCCCGAATAAAATCGTGATTCGATGGTTTCCCAGTCGCCGGTATCACCGTAGATATCAAAACCCAGTACGAGGTCGATGGGTTCGATAGTGTGGCCCAGGTAGGTGGACCCCTCCTGGAACGCCGACTGCTGCCAGATTCCCGAGATCGGCGCCTCATCAAACAGGCCCTGGGGGTCCTCGGCTAGCTCGACGCCTTCCGCACCCACACCCGCACCGGAAACAGTCCACGTGCGACCGTGAATGTCCGTGATGTCGATGCGGGCGGGGGTTCCAATATCCAACACAACCAACCAACTCCTTCCAACGGTGTACCGGCTATGCGCCGTTCATGGCCATGACCTGTTGCCGGGCGTGCATCTCTGACCGGCGAAGGCCTTCCTCCACGTTGTTTGTTTCAATGTGATAGTGCACTTCCACCGGCGCAGATGGTTCCTCAGGTGGGTTCGGTGGGGTGCCCGTGACGGCTTGGGTGATAGCCCTAGCGTGCTGCGGATCGGCGTTGAGCATTTCCAGCAGCGGCCTGGCATGCCTAGTTGCCGCCTCACGCACCACAAATTCACCATTGGAAATCCATGCGGGGATGAGATCATCAGTGGGGCCACCAGGGCCTTCCACCAGGCCACCACCTGCATAGCCGTGGCCTTGCCCCCACATCGTGGTCAAATCGAAACCGTACCGGCTGCGGTAGTAACGCAAGGCCGCCACCATATTCGAGAACGGATTCCTGCGGTCGTCCGGTAGCTCGGGGTCCCGGTGGGCGGCATAGGTTGCCGGAATGATCTGCAGCAAACCAACCCCCGCCGATTCCCCGGACCCATTCACGTCCACGATCTGCTGGGCAATGTTCGGGTCGCCGCCGGATTCTGACTGGATCTGCTTTATCATGGCGTTGACCTGGGCCGGGTCGTCGGCGTTGAAGCCGACCCGGCGCATCGCCGCCATGGCCATGCCACGCCACTGCTCAGCGCCGCCGCCTGGCACATACACATGGTCGATGTCACCATCATCGGCTTTTGGCGCTTTGATCGGTGAGAGGCCACCTACCAGGTCCAGGCCAGTGACCTCTACCGTATCCACCTGCGGGTCGGCGTCAATCACGCTCGCTGCCGCCTGGGACAGGCTGGTGATTTCTTTCTGCTTCGCGGCGGTGCCTGAACGCTTCGATACGCTCTGGCGGGCTTTTAGCCACTGGCTATAGGCCTTCACCATCGGGATGTCATCAGATACGCCAACCAGGCCCAGCAGGTCCTTAGTGTGGCCTGCCGCCGCGGTCTTAGCGAAATCAGCAACAATCTCCGAAATGCTGGATGGGCCATCTGATTTCGCCCCGGTCACATACGAATCCGGGTCAGACTTACCCGACGCCCGGAACGCCTTGAGCTTATCGCCCGCCGGGTCGGTGGTTTCCACAGCACTGGCAGAAGCATCAGCAGTGTTGGTGTGGCCGAAATCAATATCGCCCAGGCCGCCCATGCGGGGCACCTTGATTGGGGCGAAAAACTCCGCCGGCACATGCGCATGATCCGTGTACTGGGGATGGTTAGCAGGTGCCGCACTGCCGCCGAATTGGCCATTGCCGCGGCCACCACCCATCTCCACATTCGTGCCGGATGGGAGGGTGCCACTGGTGTGTCCGCCGCCAGGGCCCCCGTTATACCAGCCAATCTGTAGCGACCCAGACGGCCCCAGGCCAGGAAGGAACCCAAGCGCGTTAAGGCCTTCTTTTTCTGATGCGGTCGTGAACCTGCCGCCCCAGGGGTCGACACCTGCGGTGTAGCGGGCGATCGCTGACATGGCGCCACTACAGTCGCCCCAGTGGACGCCACCCCACACGTAGGGTTTGCCCTCCAGGTCGGAAGCAAACGTATCCAGGTCCTCAATGGTGATGCCGCCCTCGGCGAAGGCGCGCACGTCAGTGGGGCCTAGGCTGCCTTTCGCTACCGGGGCGAAGCCTTTACCCTTGGCATCCACCAGGCTATAGCCGAAGTGGTCCGCTACCGCGGCAGTAATCGCCACAGCGCGGTCACGCCGGTAGTCATTAGCCAGAGGAATGTAAGCCTCACCACCAGTTTCGGGCTCTGCCCATACACGCCATTCGCCACCAGCGGCGATCTGCGGGGAATGGTCTTCCCCACCAGCAGCATAGTGGCGGACCGAACCGGTGGCGTGGCGGCTAGCGCGACTGGAGAAAGGGCTGCGGATAGCGCTCAGCTTATCGCTAAACCACTCCGTAACGTTCTCCCACATGTCTTTCATGCCATTCCACAGGCCACTGATGATGGTTTTGCCGGCATTAATCAGCCAGTCCTTCGCGCCCTTGAACACGTCAAGCACCAGCTGGCGGATACTCTTGACCTTTTCCACTACGATCTTCACGCCATTAGCGACCGCACCCGAGGCGTTATTCCACATGGCCACGAACTGGTTCACCAGTCGCTTGCCGAAATCAACGATCAGGCTAACGGCGCGGGAAATAAACTGCTGGAAGGAGCTAATGATCTTCGTAATGAACTGGCTAGTAGCAGCGATTAGCCGGGCTTTGAAGGAATCCCAGTTCGTGACCGCCTGCACCACAAAGTTAATGATTGCCGCCAGGACCTTCACGACGGCGCCGATGAGCTCACCGATAATAGCGATCACCGGGGCAACAGCCGTAATAATTGTGGCGAATACCTGCACCAGACCCACAATCGCCGGCATCAGAGCACCAATGACCCCGATCAGCGGAGAGATAATATCAAACGCCAGCTTGGTGAATACCGGGATCAGCGGAGCCACCGCCTCAAAGATCTGCTGCCACGCCGCCACCATCTGCGGAAGGAACGGCATCAGCTGCCCTAAATACTGCGTCACCAAATCGGCAAGCATGCCCACCAAGTCCGAGAAAATTGGGGCCAACTGCTGAATCAGTGGGGTCAAGGCCGTAGCAGCAATTTGGATCACTGGCGCTAACGCACCTACTACCTGGCTCAAACCCTGGGCCACCGGCACCAAGGCAGCAGTTAATAACTCGCCTAACACGGGGAGAAGCGGCGCTAACGCGGCACCGATATCGCTCAGCAGCTGGCCAATCGGCCCCATCGCCGGAGCCAAAGCAGACAACCCATCCGCGAAACCCTGCACAAACATCTGAACACCCGGCGCGGCTTGCTGGATGAAATCGCTGATGGCCGGCATGATCGTGGTGCCGATAGAGGTGAGGGCTGTGGATAGGATGGGCATGAGGGCGGCCAGGCCATCAGTCATAGAGGAGAAGAACGACCCTAAGGCTTGCTGCCCCTGCACGCTATTTACGAACTCGTTGACCATGGATAGCACTTGGCCGAGTGGGCCCAGTGAGGATTGGCCGGCGGTGGCAGCGGCCTGGAACACGCCGCTGATGATGCCGCCCACGTCAGCTAGGGTTTGGCCAATGCCTTTCAGGGTGTTGATGCCGTTTTGTACCCACTGGTCGAACTGGCCGGTTTGGGTTGCCTGGGTGAGGAATTCGCCCAGGCGGGCACCTGCCTCACCCAGATATTGGCCTAACTGGGGTAAGTATGCGGAGCTTGCTGCGCCGATATCCACAATGGCCTGGGTGAGAGGCCCAGCAGCCTGGTTTGTGCCGGCAAGCGTTTGCCGGGTATTTTCCAGCATGGTGGCCAGGCCGGTTTGGGAAGCCTCACTGGATAGTGCTGCGATGTTTGCGCGCAGCCCGGTGTTGATTTCACTGGCGATACCGGCCAGGCCGGTCTTCAGCACGGGGAGCTGCACGGTCGCCAGATTTGTGACGTCCTCAGCCAAGCCGTCGAACAGGTTATCTTGTACCGCGAATTTCAGGTCTTGCCACTGGTCGCCCAGGGCTTGCATGGCCAGCACGAATTCTTGTGCTTTCGGGGACAGATTCGCTAGGGCTTCGGCGAAGGGGTCGACGCCACCAGCGGCAGAAGATGCCCCCTTCGCTAGGTTTTCCAGGGCGTCGTCGAGGCGTTCCTGGGCGACCAGCACGTTTTCGTTTGCCTCTAGCAGGGCGCGCTGCGCGTCGGCTTCCCCGCGGGTGGCGGCCTCGACTTTTTCCTTCGCGTCCTGAACCTTCTGCGAGCCCTCGATGCCGGCGTCGTTCGCTGCCTGCACGTCCTTGGCGAGCTGGTTGTTTTTCTCCCGCACTTCATCGAGGTTTTTTACTGCTTTGCGGTATGCCAGGTCGGCCTCGGCGATATCCAGGCCTGACGAATCCTTATCGGCCTGGGCGTCGATCAGAGATTGGCGGGCGCGGGCAACAGCCAGGACGGCTTCTTCTTCCCCTAGGGCTGCGTCTTCCAGCTCACCCTTGAGCTCTTTCAGGTCTTTGACGGCTTCTTTACGGGCGTCGTTGAGGGCGTCTTGGGCTTTCCGGGTGTTCTTCTGCGCGTCGGCTACCCGCTGTTCGGCGTCTTCTACCCGGCGGTTGGCCTGCACTAGGCCGCGTTCGGCGGACTCCACCTGGCGCTGGAGTTGTTTCAGCTTGTCCGCGGTGTCGTCGGCTGCGCCGCCGGCGGATTTCCCCATGGCGGAAAACGCCGCACCCACGCCGCTCAGGCCGATGCCTAGGGTGGCCAGGCCGGCCGCGGCAGATGCGGCTATGCCGGGGAGTACGCCCAGTACACCGATCACGCCGGAGGCCGCGGCTGCTACAGACGCCAGGGGGCCGATACAGCCGGCCGCGGCAACGCCAATGATGCCGATGCCGGTTGCTTGAGCTGCCACCATGCCCAATGATGATGCGGCCCCAGCAGCCTGGGTGGCCATGGATGACAACCCGGCCGCGGCGCCACCTGTGTCCACGTCGATTTTGGCTTTACGGTCGCGGGCGGCAGCAGCGATCTTTGCTTTCGCTGCCGTGGTATCCGCATCAACCTCAACCGTGGTGTGGCGTTTCTTAGCGGCCTGGTCGATGCGCTCTTTAGCGGGGGCAGTATCAGCATCAACCTCGACGGTGACTTTCTGTGGGCGGGTGAGGTATTCGATACCCGACTTGGCGTCTGTGGTATCTGCCTCGGCCTGGATCGTGAGTTTCTGGTCCCGGCCCAGCTGGGCGATCTTCCCCTTGGCTGTGGCAGCGTCCACGTCCACGTCAATCTCAGCGGTAGGGAGGTTTGCCATTTCAGCGCGTAGTTGCTCCCGGAAGTCGCTCAAATCCGGGCGAATCTCCACGCCAAATTGGGCATTGATCCGCTCCAGCTCCGCTTTCAGGCGCTTGGAGAACCCCGAAAGATTCGGCCTGATCTCAACTTTCGCAACCCCTGCGGTGTATTCAGCCATAACCAACACCCCCCGTTTTTTGTTTGTGGTTGTTTAGCGGTTTTCTACCCGATCCCCGAGCAGGCCCGTGAGCAGATCATTCATGTCGGCTTTCCGCCGCTGTTGCTCCAGGCGGTCAGCGGCAGTTATTGGGCGGGGTGGTGGCGGCAGCGCCGTCTCCAGGCGGGCTGTGATAGCGCACAGGGCCTGAGTGAGTTCAATCAGCTGCGTGAGTTTCGCTTGGGTGCCGTCCCACTCCCGCAGCGACGGGGGCGCATGCGGGTTCTCTTTCCGATCCCGCAGCACCTGCTCCGCTAAATCATCGTCGTCAGCGAGAGCCGCCAGGTAGTGCGACCCTGGCGGCAACTGTTCTAGGAGCTCAATAAATGTCGCCCAATGCCGTACGCCACACAGGAAATCATCGAGGTCGATATTTAGATAGTGGTGGAGATCCCACCTAATCTCCGGCCCGTACTTGTTGATGAGGCCGGTTACATAGGGAAAGTGACCAGCTCGTCAACGATCCCTTCACCGTAGAAGTGTGCTTGGATGTCGATGAACACGCCAATGGCCACTTCCTCAGCGTCATCGCCGACGTTATTGAGCGCGGCCAGGAAGCGGCGGTAGTCATCCTTGAAAAGGAGTCGCAGCACACCGGTGGCGTTGCCGGCGCGGGCCATCTCCTCAATAGCAAGCCGATCAGTGTAGACCGGCTTTTGGATCTCAATCGGCGGTGTGAAACCATACTCCTCACCAAGCACAAACGGGTCATCGGTCACAAACGTGCGGCGGCGATGCCCGGCGCGATTTTGCATGGCCATGCCGCGGGCGCGGAATTTTTCAAACCGGTCCCCTGCCAGATCCGTGGCCTGGGCAGCCTGAGGCTTTTTCGTGGTACTGGTTGTGGTTTTTCTTGGCATGATTTATTTGTCTCCATTCATGGGGGCGGTGAAAAAACCGCGGTAGGCGATGGTGCTTACCACGGTGATTGATGGGGATTATCCGGGCTTTAGAGTAGGGAGCCCATCTTTGAGTAGGGGGTGACCTGCACCCGGTGGGCACCAGTGAGGGAGGTGAGTACCTGGCCTACGGACGTGGGGCTTGCCGACCATAGCCCTAGTGCGGTGCGGATCCGCCCTGGCCACTGCCTATCCAACGCGGTAGATAATGCTGTGGCTTTCGCCTCATCACCGGTCGTGTAGTAGGCCCACACTTGGAGCTCGTCAGCAACCCGCAGTAGCTTGGAATAGTCATGGCCACTGCCCACATCACCGGCTACCGGGGTGGCCCAGTTCGCGCGCACATCCATGATGAGGGGGATTCCCCCGGTCAGGCCGCGGCAGTAGCCGATGAAATCAGCCATCTTTGTGGTCAACCACTCCTGGTATTCCTTGCTCTCATGCGGGGTACCATCGCCCCGGCGCGGCCAGTCGGTGGCGCCGGTATCGCTCTTGTATAGGGTGAGGTCGTGGGCGGAGAACGACCCGGAATCCCAGAACAGTTCGGTGATGATGATGCCGTCAATCAGGTCCCCGTACTCGGCGGCAACCTGGGCAACAGCACCGCCGAGCATGTCCCGGATATCACCTGGGTTGGTGAGTGCCGCGGGTGATGGCATGTCCCGGATAGTGCCGTCCCGGGAAACAGCCTTCCACTCGGGCTGTTTCCCCAGTGTGGTGGAGATCATCATGTCCAGGGTGAGGAAAATGTTCTCGATCCCAGCAGCCCGGAGGGTGGTGATGGTGTCCCGGATGGGGTTTTTCCCGGCGTCGATAGACACCCGCTCTGGGTGGGCCGGCCATGGGAAGAGTGTCCATTCAGGGCGGCCCACAGCCAGGTCAATCGTGTTGTAGCCCTTCGCTATTGCTTTCTGGGCGATAGTCGCCCAGTCGCGGTCAGCCGCGTTCGAGGTGTCTTCCCACCCAACACCAATGGCGCGGGTTTTCACTCCTGCCCGGTCGGCAAGCCTGCCCCGCAGGGCAGACTGCTGTACTTGTTCACGCACAGTGCTGGCGGGTTTTGTTTCTAGTGCGGTGAGCCGCTTAGTGATCGGCCCAAGGTCAACTGGGGGTTGGGCTTTGAGGGCTTCGGTGACTGCGGTTTTGATCGCCTGCGGGTCGACCTGCGTGGGCTGGTCTTTCAGCTTTTCCAGGCTAGCAACCCGGGTTTTCAGGCTTTCACTAGCGACGGTCGCAGCATCAGCGGTGACGTGGGCTGATTCGATGCCCTGCTCGATACGGTTGAGCCGCTCCGCCGACAAAGGGGTTTTAGGGTCGTCGTTATTCCAGGTGTTACGGGCATACGCCATGATTCCTCCTTGCAGTTTTATGGGGCGGCGGTTGGTAGGAGCCCTCGCCCAGGTAAGGTGTTGTTACCGGCGAGGGCTAGGAGGGGTCCTTAGTGACCTCCACCGTCTTCGGGAAACCACCACCGGTGAGGTCAGTGGCAGCAACCGTCGGTGCTGCGGATACCTTAGCGATCACAAAGCCGGCATCCACCGTGCCGGTAGCCTCAGCCTCGTTTTCACCCAAAACCCGGATAGCTGCCTGTACAGCCGCAGCATCAGCGTTATAGGGGATAGCAGCGGTGGTTTTCCCGCTAACAGTAATGGTGTAGGTGCCGCCCGTGGCGCCCTTGACGGAGAACTTGAACTTGCTATCTGAGAGCTTGTGGGCGCCGGTGATGCCCATGAGCTTTGCTAGCTCTGGGGTGAAGCCAGGGCCGCACAAGCCGAAACCGTACAGGGCACCGTATTTTTCATCATCCTGCGCGCCCAGAGTAATCGGGTACTTAATGACGTCCGTTTCGGAGAAAGACTGCTTACCCTTCTTCTCAATCGTCATCTTGGGAAAGACGAAATAGGGGTAGATTTCATGCCCCGGATCACCATCTTTAGCGACCAGGATACTGGAGTATTCCCGCACCCGGGCAGCCCGGCGTTTCTTAGCGAAATATCCGGTGCCCTCGTCATACTGGGCCTCCATCAAATCGTAGAATGCCTCTAGGGTTTGCAAGCGAGATTCCTGGGCGGTGACATCAACCGTGAATGATTCTTCCGTTACGAATGTGCGGCGGCGGCCGGGGCTGCCATAACCCTGAGGCCCTTCTACCTTCGAGTCGGGGGCCAGGTCAACGCCTGCTTTTTTCTCACCCTCGCCGATAGAGAACCAGCCTTCCGGCAACTCTAATAAGTTTCCGTTGCTGTCGGTGATGCGATCTGGGATTTCAATCCCGTAGGGGCACATCAAAAGCAGATAGTCCAGGGGTGCAAATAATAGGTTGCTCTGTTTGTCTTTTAGCTTGTAGAAGTCCGTGGTGGTCACGGCTATCTCCTTTCCCCGCACGTTGCGGGCATTAAGAAAGCCCCCGGGCTTTCCTGGGGGCAAGGGTTGTTATTTGTGGCTTCGGGGCCGGCGGATCGTGATCTCATAAAGAGCATTCACATACCTGTGGTCGGGGTTGATCCAGGGGGGCATTACTGATCCCACCCGCTCGGTGATACTCACAATACGGACCGGCACTTGCGGGTGAGTAGGGAAAACGTCTAGCATCCACGCCCTCAGGTAGCTGTTGATTTTCTGGGCGTCAGCGCGGGTTTCCGCCAATACCCCAATCTCTACGAGTGGGACATCCACCTGGTTGTTGATGTCAGCAGCACCGGTGGTGCGCTGCACTACAATCAGTGGGGTTTGCTGGATCTGGGTTTCGTAGTCGTCGGGGATCCACGTGCCCACCCACGGCTGAGGCGTCATCTGCTGGGCTACCTGGTCGAGGGCGGCCACAATAATTTGTTCCGCATCCGGCCACGGCACCAGGTCGTCGGGAATGATGATGGTCATAATCGTACCGCCTTAATTGTCTTACGTAGCATCGCCCGGGGCGCAACGCTGCCCCGCCCGTGGCGGGATTTGACCCGGTGCCCGAACTCGACCGGCACACCATAGGGGGCGTCTATCGAGACCGTGGCCACCAGCCGTTTGCGGGCTTTACCCGTGTAGGGGCGGGCTATTTCCACATCGACTGCGCCGGAGGATGATAGCCGGCCGGTATCCCGGGGCGCCACCGTAGCGTAGATGGCCTGCGCTAGATAGCCGGCACGGTACAAGAGCTCCTCCACCTCAGGGCCCTCCAGGTATCCTTTCATGATTCGGGGCGAAAACTTCATGATTATCGCACCTCCTCACAGATCACCGCGGTCCCCACGATGACGCCTTCCCTGCGGGGATGCTCCCACAACTGCGACTCAATGACTTTTAGTTTTCTTCCGAAACCCTCGATAATATCCCCGGTGCGAATATCCGGGGCCTGGCGTTTGATATACACCGTTGGCCGGGTAGACACCACCATTTTGCGGTCTGTATCGACCGTGGCCTGAGCCCAGGCGATTCTCGCCCCAGTGATCGTGAGAACCGGCACTGGGGCAGTCAAATCACCGAACTTGTCCCGGGTTCGGCGGAGTACTTGGATTGTGGCCACAGCCGTCACCATCCTTCGGCAGTGATGCACCGGAATCGCTGCTTAGATAGGGCGTTCTCCAGCATCGTGCGCTCCTGGGCGGAAATGAAGAAATTCCCCTCACTGTTACGGAACGATAGCGTAGAGGTGAACGGGCCGGCAGTATCAGTGACGGACTGTGCACCATCCGAGAACTCGGCGTTTTTCTCCGCCAATAGAGCGCGCTTCACAATGGCAACCGTGACAACCCGCAGCACCGACGCCAGGAGCGCATCTGGCGATTCGGGGATGGTTGGGTATGTGGCACGCAGGAAAACGCTAGCATCCTCCAGCAGCACCTGAAGGTCGCTATCTTCCATGCTGTCGGGGATAAGTCGCCTGGCGCGGGCGCGCAGGTCATCCGGGGATGCGTAGGCCGGCATGTTAGCTACCCAGGCCGGTGATCTTAATGACCGCAAGCGGGTCCGTTACCGCGTAGGCGAGCATGGCGCGGGTTTTCGTCCAGGTCAGGTCCCGGTCCTCATCACGGTAGGTTGTGGTGGTGATGCCTTCTTCCACTCCCATCGTACCTACTTGCTGCTCGGCGATGAGCCAGCCTTCACCCTTGGTGGCTAGCGGGCTGGAAATAACCTCTAGGCCCTTGTTTTGCAGGAACTTGGTTTCCGCCTCATCATCATCGAAGGCGTTGGAGAATTCCAAGTGGTCATCGGGGTGGAGAGCTAGCAGATTGTACACGTAGCCCATTTGGGATTTCCGCCCCTCGGTGAAGGCCTTATTAATGTCAGCCCGAATGGACTTGGCTGCGGTTTGGTCTAGCTTCTTGGTTTTGTTAATGGTTGCCCAGCCGCCGGATTCCACCTTGATGATATCCGCATCATAGGCGGTAAGTGCTTCGCGGACAGCCTGCATGCCCATGCCATCCAGATCATAAACCATGGTATTGGCGACCCGTTGGGCACGCCGCTGCATCATAGTCAGGTCATTGCGCTTTGCAGCCTCATCAGTCACGGAGAACTTACCGCCAACCTTAACGGTCTTGATGACCTTGGGGTCATCGGTAGTGACGTCCACCGTGGGGTAGTTACCGCCAGGGGCGATGACACCATTATGGTCGTCGGCAAGCAGAGCGTTCTTCAACGCTACCTCGTAGAGGATAGCACCGCCCTTAGCCTCACCAGTGGAGAAAATCCGGTCAGTGAACATACCAAGGGCAGTAATGTCAGCAATGTAGCGGGCAATACGTGTGGGCTCCTGGAGCATCATGTCCAGGGTGATAACCCCGTCGGCCACTGTCGGGGCGACGCCGGGGAAAAGGCCAGTGTTTTGCATGAGAAATCCTTGTCTTAGAGTAGGGCAATAGTGGCAGATTTACCTGATGTGCCCTTAGTGAGCGCAATAGCGACTACAGGGCCAGCAGCAGCCTTGACTACCTTGCCGTCGGCTGCGGTGCTGAGCTTGTCGCCGGCAACAAACGTGCCAGCGGCTAGGGCATCGAGAACATGCCCGGCGCGGTAAACAGTGACATAGCCGTCCTTGTCTACATCATGAGCTACTACACCAAACGGGTAAGCGTCAGCAGCGGCAATATCAACAACCGGGGTTCGGCCAACAATGTCGTCGGCGGGAACAACAAACGTGCCGGCGGGGATTTTCTTCTTCGCTTTCACCGTGATAGCGGCTGCTGGATCATAATGAACTTTAGTGATATCCATGGCGGATTCCTTACTGATCGTGGTTCTTGCGGAGTGCTTTAGGCACCCATGAGCTGGGGTAGGTTACCGGGTCTGGCTGGGGTTCGTTACCGACCCCGGACCCAGACTGGACGTTTTGGCGGGGACTATTCGACGGCGGGGCGGTATTTCCTGCACCGTAGAGTTCTTTAATCCTGGCCGCGCGGGCCTCTAGGTCTTCTTTCGTGCCAGTGCCCAGCAGCGGCACATCCTCAGGTTTGATACCGTGGGCTGCTGCGACCTCTAGCAGCAGGTTTGTGGTTTGGGCTTGGGCGAGTTCCTGCTGGGCTGCGGCTAGCTTCTCTTGGGCTAGCTGGAGCTCTGATTTCTGCGAGTCCTCATGCTGCTGCCATTTCTGGGCGGCGGCTTGAACCGCATCGCGTTCTTGCCGGGTTTTTTCCAGCTCCGCTAGGGCTTCTTCCAGGGTCATCTCCGGGGCTGGGGACTGCGATGGGGAGGATTCTTCCGAGTTCTGCACAGCAGGGTTCGTGGTTTCTTCCTGTTTTTCATCTTGGGTATCGGTGATATTATTCGGCATGATTGCCTCCTTGATTGTGTGAAATGTAGGGGGTGGGCATAAATAAACCCCACCAGACCGGTGGGGTTAGTCCATAGCGATGCGAGCCCTTCCGCGTTTCAAACGCACGTGGGTCGAACTCCTCAAAAACAGGCAGATTTGGGCATAAGATAACCCGTAATCTCATTACATGAAATTACGGGTGTGTTGGCGATTAAGCGGCCAAATAGTTCACAGGGGTCATAGTAGCCTTCATGTCTACCCATTCTTCCAGATGGGTTTGGATATGCATCTTAACTACTTCCCCATCAGACTTACGGACAAGCGCCACAGGAGTCCCAGGAGGGTTTAAGAACCGCTTATCTCCCTGAAAAGACTCCAACGCGGCAATAGTAGCGAAGAAAAACTCATCATTTTCCAATCCGGTTTCCTTCACATGAGGCGTACCTACCTTCACCATTTCATCCGCTTCTTTGCGGAAGATGTCGTAGGCGGTTCTCTTATCAATCACCACAAACACCTCTCTTACATACAACCAGATCTGACTTACATGCTAGCAAATGGTTGAATAACATCAGGAAGATTCCAGGCTACAGGCTCAGCATTATCCAACCTAGCAATAATGACATCGGTGGCAGCTTCAGCATCTATTTTCTCATAAGGAATTACCTTTCCAGCTTGGGGATCAACGAATACCACGCCACCGCTTGCCTTCTTCCAGAGAATCACATGCCTTTGCTGCGCATCCGCTATTTCAAAGGAAAACACCCCATAACCATCAGGCATTTTCTTTAACGCAGCTTCCCAGCCTTCAGCGGTGGTTTGAATTGCCTCTACTGGACCTTCAGGGGTTTCCCACATCTTCAAAGCCTCAAGGATTTGAAGACCTCCACCAGAGCCGGAATACAAGGTAGCGTACGGGTAGATGTCATAGCCGCGCATCCGCATCACAGCAGCAGCAGTAGCACGCACACAGTTAGCAAAGGAATTCACACGAGATACCTGCACTGCTGCCTGCTCCATAGTTTCAGGTGCTTCCAGCCGCGGGTATTCGTCCAAATCATATGGATAAAGCGTCGATAACCGTAGTTCGGGGAATCCGTCTTTCGCCGGCAGCGTGAATGTTCCATCACTATTTGGCTGTTCGAAAGCACTCCCAGCCAACCCCATACCGCCGTCTTCTGACACGCTACCGGAATCCTCCACCGGCCGGGGAGACTGACCATGGTCTTCCCCGCCGGGGTGAGAGTCGGGCACTATCTCCTCTGGCTGCTGGCCAGGATCGTCGGCGCTATCCTTAAAGGTTGCGAATACTTCTGGATTTTCTTTCGCCAGTTGCCGATAGCGGCTGCTGAACCGGTCTATTGGCATCTCTAGGTCATTATCTAGTTCCTCTTTGGTGGGATGATCGCGGGCGTCATTCCAAAGCGTTTTAAGCGCCTTGTATTCGGCTTCGCCCTCCCATGGCCTTCCCTTAATCACCAGCACTGCTTTGCAGTCGCAATGATCGTGGTACGCTTTGCCTTCTTCCGAGGTGAGGACGGTGGATTCCTCATACACGGGTCCGCGGGACGCAAGCATGGCGCAGAACGCGCAGCTTTCCGCACCGGTGAGAACCCTGGCCCATCCCAGCACTACCCCACCGCCCTTGGCCGGCCGGACATATTGGTCAACTGCTACCTTGCGGGGGTCGGAGAGCTCATCACGCAGTCGCCTGGCATCTGATTCGTTATCCACCTGCACTACAACCCGTCGCTTAGCTGGTTTAGCCTCATTACGGTCAGCCGTATCAGCGATGGCATCCCTGCCTGCGGCACGGGCATGCCGCGTTACCCCTGCCGCTACCCGGCGCGCTACCTTGTCAACCAGGACGGGGTCGGTAGGGTCGGGCGGGAAGGGGATGATTTTGTCCGCGAGCTGCTGCTGGTAGGTGGCATCGTAGTCGGTGATGCGACCGGGGATAGGGTCCTGGGTGGGGTTCCATCCCAGGGCCCTAGCTAACATTTTCCAGGCAGCATTAGGGTAGTAGGGTTTTTGGGGCGCTGGGGTGATCTGGACGCCATGGGTGGTGGCCACGGAATGAATGTGGGCGATAGCAACCTTATATGACTGGGTGCGTGCTTCCTGGATTAGGGGGATTAGCTCGGTGACGAGCTCCCACATGTCATCGAGGCTGGTGGGCACGCCCCGGTTGGTGATGAGGCTGTAGATCGCCTCAGCCAGCCAGTCGATGATATGCCGGTCAGCCTGATGGTATGAGTACAGGTCCATGTGTCACCTGCCTCTCCGGGGGTTAGCGCGTAATCGTGTCGCCTAGTGGAGGTTCCGCCGTAGCATCAAAAGCATCAAACCCTGGGGTTCTAGTCATCGTTTGCTTGATGCGTTTAATCTTTTCAGCAGTGAACCCGGGGATGTCTTCCCAAAGGATTTCCGGGGGGATACTCAGCATCGTGGCCAGCTTCCCCAGGGCATCCACCGTTTGAGCGAAGCTTCGGGCTGTCATGTCGGCCCATTTGACTTCGGACGCAAAGTCGGCAGCTTCCTGCTGGTCACCATCAAGGTGAGCACAGAGCCGTAGCAGCTGCTCGTAAGATTCACCCAGGGAGGTTCGGATCTCTGAGGATTTCCGATCCTTGGCAGATTCCATAGCCGCCAAACCATCTGCGGAAACGTTACTGATAGCGTTAGCGCCGAGCGACTGGGCTGGCACCTGGGCGATAGCCGCCATATCACGGATAGACGCCTGCTTCACATCCACATACTGGCGGATGTCCGTTTCATCAAACTGGCCGACCTTCGCGTCGGCGTCAATGAGCCACACGTCACTGGCGCGCATGCGGATGCCCTCAACGTCATCAGCTGGAGCCCAGCCGATGACGTAGCGCTGCTTGAAAGCGCTGTAGTATTGGGCGACCGCGGCCTCCCAGCTCGTGCGGTCGATACGGCTTTGCAGCGCAATCAATGGTTCGATGATGCCTGCGACTTCTTCACCTTCCAGAAGCCACCGGTCGCGGAACCTCACTACTGGGGGCACACCCGCGTGGTGGTCGCGGGCTTCGATGAGCTGGAGATTCTGGGCTGTGTTCCATGGGTGAGCCGCCCAATCCTTGATTTCCTGCGGGGTTTCGATAGCGCCGATGTAGTAGATTTTTTCCTCATCGAATAACCGCATGCGGTTGCCCTTGACCTCTAGGGCCAGAATGGGCCATTCTGATGCCACACCGGACTCGCCCGGCCACGCATAGGCCTCACCATAGTAAGCAGTCATATGACGGGGGGATACGCCGGTAATTAACGGGGCAGCGTTACCACCCACAACACCCTGGTCAACCACAGCGTATGCCGTGCCGTATTGCAGGGCGGCGCGGGTAATGCCGGTTTGGCGGGCATCAAGGTTGTTACGCTGCCAGTGCTTCCACGCCCTGGCGCGGGCACCAGCATCAACGCCTGAGAAATAGTCCTCTACTTTCATCGACTGCGCGAATGTATCCAAAACCAAAGGCAGATACATGGTTTGCGAATCCCTAGCAAGCTGGATTTGCCGGTCGATCATGAGATTGGCGTTTTTATCCTTCAGGATGCCAAACCGGTTAATGATTTCTTGCCGATTCCATGGGCGCATCGCACTGTTGATTCGATCAAACACCTGGCGCTCCCTGGCATACTGTGCCAATAAACCACGCACAGCAGATAAAACCTGGCTATGGCTCATGCTCATAAAAACACCGCCCTTCCTGAATGCTTCGGCATGTGATGCGCCGCATGCTCTAGATACAGCCTGCGCACCATCCGCGCACCGATCACACACACTGCCGCATCAATCTTTTTTGCCGATGACGGAGACTCTTTCTTTACCGATATGCCATAGCGGTTCTCTGCCCTGCGGCAATTCCGCATATGGGCAGTGAGTACCGGATGCCCATCGTGGGTAAAAGCATGCTCAATGATTTCCCGCTCTGTGAGCTCACACGCTTGGGTGAAATCGAAAAGCTTCCCGCGCATATCCCACGCAATCGGCTCCGGCTGCTTCCCACCAGGGCTCGCCCAGAGCTGTAGCCGGTCCTTATAGCGTGCCGGCCAAGTGACCTTCGTGAAGCTTTCCCACTCACGGACGTCTGCGAAAAAGGCTTTCACATCATACCTGGCGAAGGCTTTATCCACACGCGCGTCTACCGCCTCCACATCCACTGTGCCGGCGGTGTTATGGCTATTGCCGGGATCCCACGTCCCAATCAGGAACACATGGCCATCGCTAACCCGGCACCCCACCAGGGCTGTGGTATCGCGGGACAATGAGCCGTCGAAGAACATGACAATCTCCTCCCCTTCTGCCACGATGGTTTCCCTGCGCGCCATGAGCGCAACATCATTCGGGTCTACCCAGGCGTTCGCGGCCGCAGTAGGCCAGTTCAGGTATTTGCGCTTGGAGTCATCCGGGGATGCCTCCGGGGACCAAACCCTGGTGATGATGGTATCAACGTCCACCCATGGGCAATCCTGGTATACAAACTCCAGCCCGGTGCGAAGCGATATGGCGTCAGCCAGATTGGTGTCTAGCGGGGCTTGGCGGATATCCATGAGGATTTGCCGGTCGTTCTTCGACTTCCCGTTTTCCTGAAGACACCAAGCCTGGAAGGTGCTCTCGCCGACCGTGCCTAGGCCTGGCTCCCAAGCATTCAGGGTCCCTAGCATCCGGCTTCCTGACTTGGCCAGGTTGTCCGCCAAGGTGCTGTATAGCTTGGTGCCGCCGTTGCCCGGCGTCCAGTGTTCGAGCTCGTCACCAACGATGAACGTGGCTTCGGCGCCTTCTTGGGTCATGGCTGACGATGTAATGACCTCTAGCTTTCCCTCCGGCACGATATTGATTTGGGTTTTACCGGGGTCAATATCATAATCGCGGTGCAATCTAGGTGCGGCTTTCTTATTCGCCATCGCACGCACATGACGCATCGTGTTATCGGTTTGTTTCTCGGACACTGCGGCTATTTGCACCCACGGCATGGACACTGGCTTACCGATGCATGCGCCTGGCACCTGGGGGTCAAACCGATCAAGCCGGACCGGAGCCAGTAACTCCGTCAGGGCCAGGGCGGCGGCAAACGGGCTCTTGCCACTCCCCTTAGCCAGTCGGCGGAAAGAGTTATAGAAAAGCCACTTGCCATTCTCATCAATCGCGTAAAACCACAGAATGAATCTGGCTTGCCGTTCGGTGTAAACCCACGGCAACCCGGCGCGAATCCCATTCGGGTGCTTCAAATATTTCGCGGCCCACGCTAGCGCCTCCCAGCCAAGCGTTAAATCGGGAACCCCCTGGGGGAGTGCGTCTAGCCGCTCCTCCGGGGGAATCATCATGCTAGATCAGCCCGATACTGTTCCATGATCGACACGGTGGCTTCCCGCGCCTCATCCGTTACCTTCGGGGTGATGAGCTCTACACGTAGCCGGCGGCGCGCCCCCTCGGTGGTCATCAGGGCATCAGCGCGGGAGAAGATTACATCCATCATCCCAGCACGGGCACCGGTCGGGGAACTTAGCTCCTGGGTGATAAGCCAGCACACCAACCTGGCTTCCTGCCAGTCGCTTTCCTGATAGAACTGGGCCTGGCCGCTCCGCTTCAGGGACCGGAACCACTGTTTCGCATACGGGTGCCACGCCCGGTCCTCCGTGGGAGGTCTCACTACCTGCTGCCCCATGGCCACCACTGTGGCGGGAACATCAGCCTCCGGTTTATTCCGCCGGCGTCTCTGGTCGCTACGCTTCGGTACTGGGCCACGCACCATAACCAATCACCTCCTGTTCGCTTACCGCTCGGGGATACGCCCCTCCCGCTGCAACGCAGCAGCTACTCGCACCGCAGGGGCCAGATCAACAAGACCGCCCATGCGGTAAATATCCTCCGTCGTGCGGATGAATCGGGCTCGGGAATAGATTTCCACGCAGCCACGCCGACGCCCAGGCCCTTCCGGGAGCAGCCCGAAAATATGCAGACCCCGCCGGGAGACCGAACGCTCCACCACGGCACCGGGCACCGCCCGGATAATCTCGATCGCCCAGTCGGCTACCTTGCCGCGGCGGCTGATGCAGTGGTCAAGGTCGATACAGGCCAGGCCGCCGCCCAGCATGACGCCGTGCGGACCATCCTGCACAGCATCATGGGTAGTCCAGGTTTCCGGCTTAGTAGTTGACGCAGGGGAGCCTGTAGGCGCGATGGGGCGTTTACCATCGGCCGCCGTCCACCGATCTAGCTCGCGCATCCGGGCCGGCAACTGCTCACGCCGACGCCGACGGTAAGCCTTCTGCCTGCATGCGGACGAACAAAACCGCGGGGAGCGCCCCCTGGCGGGGATCTCCAGCCGGGCTTCGCACACCTCACACACCAATCTCATAATCTGTATTTTACCATACGCGTTACGATATACCTAGTCCTAGCTTGGCATATTTACCCTTTCCGACTATCAATGACCAAGGGGGTAGGTAGCCAAGGAAATAGTGACCCACACCATAATGTAAAGCCGCAGGTCACAGCCCCAGCGCACACCGTCAACCAGCACCCAAAACCAAGAAACCTATCCTGACCAGCAAAAACCCTGAAACCCGTACACAGCCGGGGGCCGTATGTGCCCCGTACCAGGGACCGGCCGACGGCGGGGTACCCCCCACCCCACGTGGCATAGGTCACTCTATTTCAGGCCGGGGTGACGGGTAGCAAACCGGTCATACCGCCGGCGGCGTGCCACACGCCTACTGATTCCCCGTTTCGCTTCGCGCCGGGACTTTTCCGCATGGCAACTAGCACATAGCCACTGGAGATTATCAAACCCATCGGTGCCGCCCTCAGCGACCGGGACGACATGATCCAACTCTAGGCCGCCTCGTCCTGTCACCGGTTCGGCACCACACTGGGCGCACCTGTAAGGAAGGCGCTGTTTTGCTAATCGGTGTAGGCGTTTCCACTCAGCCGCGGTTGTGCGCGACGCACCATTACGCCACGCCATCAGCAGCACCGCCTTGCGACGGGCGGACGATAGCAGCAATCGCCCATGACAATGCCTGCTCTAGGTGCGTGATGGCTAGCTCACGCTCACGACAGTCCGGTGCGATCGCCGCCACACGATGCGCCGCCGCCTGCATACTAGCGCGAACTTTGATGCAGTCTTCGCATTGCGCATCAGTGCCCTCGTGATACCGGAAGCGACGATCAATCTCCTGCTGGATACTCTTCGCTTGTGATCCCATGATCCCCTCCTCCCCAACCCTATGCATGACTAAACCCCTAGGTGTTTACCCAGGGGTTCCGAACGCCAGTTTACACCAACACCTGTCCCACACCAAAGGATACCGCACCACGCATCGCACCAGCGCGCGCCAACACGTCATCCAGCCGCACCAACATGCCGCCATCATCGCCCTTTGTGGTAGCCACTTTCCCCGCCTGCGCCCACCGATACACCGTCGTGCGCGATACCTGCACCCCAGCCTGCTTAGCCCATGACGCGGCCACCTGACACGTCGCCCACTCCGGCGGTGCCGGCTCCTCACTCTCACTATCAGGCTCCACCACAGACGCCACCATACGCGCCTGGGCGATAACCTCCTCAGCCATCATCTCACCCCACGGCATACCATCCGCCACATCCAAATACCGCTGCAGCCAAGCTGCCGTAGCTGCGATCCCGTCAGGCACCGGGCCCACAACACCATCACCACACGCCAACACCTCCGACGCCCAGAACGAAAGCAGCCCCTCCGTCTGAACCAACAGGTCCAACACTGTCAGATTCACCGGCGGCTTTGAGCAACACACCGCGCGCCCCGGGATATCAGTACTACTCCCACGGTGAAAGGTAAGGAGTTCCTCCAACCCGGCACCATTACGTTCCAGTGAGTACAGGGACCTTCCTAACTCATGAAGCAGATAATCATCCATTCCAACTCTTCCTCTCTCTATAGATAGGTATCCCTCAATAGGTTTGTAGTCTACTCACCGCCCCTGCCGCCTAACGGCTCTACCCGACCCGCCCCGACCCGACGATCCCAGATCCGTCACCCCATCGTTCTGGTTTCGATCTAGATCCGATCTAGATCCGTACTAGGTTTTACCGTTTCGTTATAAAACAGGGCAAAAGAAAACCCGGGCACAAGCCCGGGAACCCCTTCTAAGTGCGCATATGCACCATAATTGGCAAAATTTGTTGAAACTTCTTATCCTTAAAGCAGCTCGTCCACCATGCGTTGAAGGAGTATCCGAGGCCGTTTGCTTGCAAGCGGCCTCCGCTTTATCTTTATCGCGCCCCACAAGAAGGCGTCAGGCAGCAGCCACGGCACCCTTCCACCCATGTCCACCACATGGCTAGACGCCAACCCACCTGACCGCACGCATGCCAACTACCCGCCCCAGCCCTGCTGAAGCGGGTAACAATAGGCAACGCCTCCTATACCACCTACCTTTCTTTAACGCTTAAGCCATCAGTTCTTATTCTTGCTTCCGCTTCCCACGCTTACGCCGACGCCGCCCACGACGCCGCGACTTACTGTTATGATTCCCCCTTGGCATGCCCTGCACGTTACTATTCCGCTTCTGCCCTTCCGTGGGTGTGGGCGGCCCCGGAGGGTTCTTCTCTCCCATTGCTGCCGCTTCCGCGGCAGTCGGCGACGAGTCCATATCATTACAGTCTTCGGAGTCATCGGCGAAATCCATCATCCCCGACGGCACCCACCCCGCTGGTGGTTCCTCCCCGGAAACCCAATCAGGCGCCGCCTCTAGCGGATCATCAAACCCCTGTACAGGGCCGGCAGCCACACTAGTCGCCTGCGATGCAGTATCATGACGCATAGTAGCTTTAGGCTCATCCACCCAGACAGCCTTACTTTGCGCCGGGGATTGCCGCTTAGCACGCCGGGATCGCTGGCTAGCCTGCTCTTGCTCTTGCCGCCACCGCGCCTGCTTCTCACGCTCATCCTTAGAAACCACATAAATGTCATGCTCTTTCGCATACCGCGAATCATTAATGAAAGCAATGGTGTGCTTGTTGTAGTGCACTTCTTCGGGGGTTGGAGGATCCCGAAGCTCCTTAACCTCACCTGCGCCACGGGCGCTATTACACGAGCGGCAAGCAACTACCAGCGTTTCCGGTGTCGAGTTTTTGTGCCCGTTGAGGGAATCATAGGTACCGCTGCGACCGCTCCTGCGATCACGCCAATCCACCCAACAACCGCACCAACGGCACTGATCCCCATCACGAATCCGCACCTTCACAAGCAGGTCAATATTGTGCTTATCTTTCGACCGCAAGCGGTCCAGCTCTACTTCTTCCTTTGACCGCATGTGGAAAAGCTCCCGGTCATCAACCAGCCGAAGCGCTGGATAACCCTCAGGGCCTTCCTCCTGGAAAAGCAAACCGGCGCCGCACAGCATCTCCAGCATGGCCTCTTCCCTCCCCGGCGCGATCTGATAGAGTGACCCATACCCAACCCAGTAGTCTGTCAGGTGCGCCGCTGAGATGATCGCCAGCTGCGCTAGCACGCCCACGGCTTCGTTCTTCAGCTGATGATTCCCCTTGCACACTTCGAGTAGTCGAATCATGAGCGGGTGGGTAACCAATGTGTCTCCCATACGGAGCCAAGGCATAATTTCTTCACCTTTTCCTTTGTAAATCTCAAAAATATGAACGCGCGCAATACAAACCATCACGCGCGTTCCTGTCGTGCCGCGCCTAGGCGGCGGGTTTACGCGCACTCGCCCGACGGCGCCGAGTACGACGCACGGGCTGCGTTTTCCTAGCGGCACGAGCCGCCCTGGAATGGCCCTGATAGCAGCGTTGGCAAAGCCCTTCTCCCATATGATGCTGTTTATATTGGTACGGGGTATGACAGCACCTCTTCCGCACATGGGCCGCCACCAGAGCCTGCGGGTCCATAGGCCCACCACACCACCGGCAGCACAGCTGATAGGGATCACTGCTGGTCAGCGGTTGAGGGCGATCCGAATAACGCCCAGCAACCACACCGGCAACCCGCACCCCCCGCCACTCACAGTCCGATAGCATCCGCTCACAAGCCTCAAGCAGAGGGCACTGCGCGCACAAGAGTTTGGCCTGCTGGTGGCGCTTCCGCATACGCGCCACCGGCTCACCCGCCGCAGCCGGATCCCACAGACTCGGCGCAGACGGGGTCGCACGCATATCACGCTGCTGGCAGATACCCAGCTCAGCATCACCACCGCACGGCAACATGGTCATACCGCACCACCAGTCGGATTCGTACGCGCTAACCGCACCCGCGCTTTCTGGGGCTTCGCCCCATCAATCACCGTGTCGTACTCAAACCCATCACCATCACGCACCACATCACCGGCAGCATCCGCACCGACATTAGACGCCCCTGCATCCGCGCCGGGGAGCCCCGGGAGGGGCTCCTGCACGCCACGGTCAGCAGGCACGAAGGAATACGACTCGAACATGTCCTTCAATGCGACGTACACCCTGGCGCGGTGGCGTTGGGTTGCGAGCGGCACCGGGATGATATCTGTGTCAAGCTGGTGTGCCGCAGCACCTAGCGCGGCAGCCTGGGCGGCAGTGAACATAATTGGATCATCTGCTTGGCCCACCGTCCCAGCACGATCTTTTGCTCGTGCTTTCGCCTCAGCACGCACCCGGTCGAACAGCTGCATCGCATCTGTGGTGAACGCCGAATCAGCCCGTGCCGCGGTCACCTCCGTCAGGTCACCGCAGGTGCCGGAAAGGTCCTGTAACTGCACTTCCTCATCGCGGATGAAGATAGCGGCGCGGGCGTCGTCTTCTTCCTTATCCGGCTTCAATTTCAGGAAAAGCCTGGCGCTAGCCGTGGTGATTTCCACCACCCGGTGGGCCTCTTCCACATCATCGAAATAGGCACTCACATAGGCCTGCACCACATGCTGTGGGTTCGCAGCAACCACCAGTAAGCTCCCGGCATAGGTGATGAGGCGAACCACATCATAGATTTCTGGTTTGCGCTCCGTCACCCCGACCACCGCCCGGATAGCACGCTGCAACTCCCGAACATCAACCACGATTTTCGACCGCGCCGGCATCTTCTCAGGCATGATCGCTCCTCGATCCAGCATCGGCGCCAGCAGCCACACCAGCACCGCCAGACCCATCGACGATTTCCCGCAGCTTCGCGGTCACCGCACCCATACGGATAACCAGCTCGCCCAAAGCTTTCGCGGGAACACTGGAGCTACCGGACTGGGCCGCAGCTTTAGCGACCCCCGCAACCGCTTCCTGGGCAGCTTCCACCAAGGTGCAGAGCTCATCCCAATCACGGGAATGCACCGCATTGGACAGCTGCTTCTCCAGCTGGTGGTTTTCGATGCGCAACGCCTGCCTGTCTTTATTCACCCGATCCAGCTCCGTGTGCAGCTTATTAATACGGTCCGTGGCATCCACCGCCTTATGCAGCGCATCCAACGATGACGAGCGTTCCATCAGCTTTTTGATTACTTCCTGCTGCCACGCCATAGTGCGCTCCATACCGCTCCAGGCGCCGTTGAGGCTTTGCAGCAACTCTTGATCTAATCTTGGCGCAGCCATATCGCCACCCCTTCCTCTCGAACCATGGCGGCTTCCCGGATAGCCTCCAAGAACGGCTGATCCAATGCCTGAATTTCTGGCGTGAGCTCCTCAAAAGGCACCAGCGCGGGGTGGTCCGGCCGGGCAGCAGACGCCCAAGCCGCCCACGCATCATGCACATCCTCCAATTGCGTATCGACGCCCTTCGCACGCATCAGCAGCGCATAGTTGTAGAACAGTGGCAACTGCTCCTTGGTGATTTCGTCGTCGATCTCCTCAGGCAAACATGCCACGATCAACGCCGCATCCGCCTCAAGGTAATTCAGATTCGTCATTATGCAGCCTCCAGCGCTAACTGACGACGCGGCCGAGTAGCGGTCCGCACTAACGCCATATATCGTTCTTGTTGGGCCTCAACCAGTTTCATGTGGGCGTAAGCCACCGCATCACCCCAGCTACGGAACGACGCAATGAGCTCACCGCCCCACAGCACTTCCCACAAATCCGGGTACGACTGGCCGGTGAAAGCACCGAAAACACCGATTCGCTCCACACCCGGCCGAAACCGGATCCGCAGCTTCAATTGCAAATGGTTCATAATTTTTCCTTCTTTCATTTCAATTGCGCCACAGCGATGGTTGTTAGTCGCCGCCGCGGAGCACATGCTTACCAATCACGGTGATCGCACCGTCTTCGTCGATGTAGCCCATGTTCAGCATCGCCCGCCGCCCAGCAGCGGTCATTTTCTTCCCCGCAGCGTGACGGCGTAGCGACTTATGCGCCAGGTGGGCCTCGTAGGTGTTAGACTGGCCAATGCGTTTCCAGGACATTTCTTTTCCTTTCTCTGGTCTTGGGAATGTGTTTTATGCAGTCCCCCGCCTTCCCCAGCGGGGGGCCAAAGTTATCAAGGGGGTTTGTGGAGCCGGCGGCTACGTGAACAGGCGAGTCAGCGTGGCGAACTTTTCAGCCGGGATCACTTCAAAGAAGATGTCACCATCGAAGATGTGTGCGGTCCAGTCCTCACGACAGACGCGGAAACCGTCGATATTGACCGTGATAAGCCCGGTATCTTCCAGGACGAACAACTGGCGCATCTCCTCGAATCGCTCTTCCGGCACCCGGAACAGCTCACGGTCCCCGCGGGTGAAGACCACCCCATCATCGACACGCTCAGCGATGGTCCAGTCGAAAAGCTTTCCCAGGTACACGTGCGTGGCATCATCCTGCGGTAACGGCTTCGGAGCAGGATACGAGTCGCCCTGGGCGGCTTCCCCTGCGGCAGCACCATCATCATCGCCATCACACTCGTTATCCCAACGCTTCAGGAGATCATCCACAGCAATATCAATCGGGTCATCCACGTCCGAAACAGCAGTAGCATCAGCAATCGACGCATCAGGCAACACATCCAAAACACCATCATCCACTGGCTGCGCACCCCGGAGCCGAATCTGAATCCCCTCATCCGTGGCCACCAAATCAATTGTGCAATCCTGATCGGCGTCTGCGTGCAGGTGCAAATGGAACTGGATAGGGGCGCCATCGCTCACTGGGATGCTCATATCAACCACACCAGCCCCCAAATCCGCACTACTCATCATTGTTATTCCTTTCTCTTGAAGAGGTTTACGCACCACACCTCGTGGCGCTTGGCGCCCATGGCTGGATTCGAACCAGCAGCATCCATATGAAGCCCGGAAGGATGCGGCCATTTCATGGGCCTGGTGCCGGATAACCCGCCGGCAACGGGGCTGAGATGCCTGTCTAAATGCGATAGGTGTTGCGCTCCACCAGCTCCTCCACCTCCGCACGGATATACAAAATCTTTTGCCTTGAAAGCCGGATCCGAGACAGTCGCCCCTCCCTGGCATAGCGCTGCAAAGTTCTGGTTGAAATCCGCAGATACTCCGCTGCCTCACGAGTTGACATATAACGCGACATCACAAAACCCCGGTTCGCTTTACGACGACACCATGCCCCTCACTGTGGTACTCCTTAAGCGACGTCACCAACAGCTCAATAGCTATGATTAAGCCGGAAATGCACTCACTTGAAGCATCAGCCGCAACACACTTCCAAGGCCCCAGTAGCCCATGAAAATAGTGCACCAACTGTCCATAAACCCGGATACGATCAACAAGCGATCGTTGCCGGCAAAAATAAGCAATACGTCGCACAGTGGTAATGCTCAATTCAACAACAGACCAGCCCAAACGGTCACTGCTCAGTTTGACTCCACGAACGGAATGAGCCCCACCATCCTCGGCAAGCCTTATCGCAGTCGCATAAGTAAAATTCGCGTCAAAAGCAGCACCAACATGAAGCAATGCATCCTCGGTCTCTTTGGCGTATTCCAGGATCATTTCGATCAAACGAACAGAAGCCTCTTCTGACGAGGCCAAAGCCCCTTGGCTGGGGTCGCCTTCAGGCTTGGGATAATGGGTCTCCCAAACTTGAAAATGCTCGACCGTATCCGCCAGATACCGCTCAGCTATGGCAACCGCTACAGAATCACTCGTTCCTGTCATTTCTTCTACTTCCACTTACTTTCTCTCGGGTTTATCCTTCCCCTAGGGCTGCCTGCCCCGGGAAGGAGGTGATTAATCATGTTGAAGTTGTTCTACTGCGGTACAGAATGGTCAGTACTTGATGATGAGACAGCTCAAGAAGTGCTAGCCATGCTCCGTGACAACAAATATCCAGGACCCGTAACGCTCAAGCTCTTTACGGTTAAAGATGGAAAACCAAAAATCCATGTCAATCTTTCTGAGCACATTCCGTTTATGTTTTACGACGGTCCAGCAACACACACCGGTAGCGCAAAGTTCGTCTAGCGTGGGGAATATGTGAGCCCTTCCAGCATCCCCGCCAAGAGCTCTTCCCCATGATTCATGACTGACGCCAGGAACTTCGCGTCAGCGGTACTCAGCCACAGGCGCTGTTCCTCGGTTTTCGGGCGGATCGCCACACCCGTCGTGGTGATCTGTACCTCTACACGAGGGTTAGACACCTCCACCAGCACATCACCCAACGATTCTTCAGAAGCACCCTGGTCCTCAGAAGAGCCTTCAGACGCCGCACCGCTCTTAGCCGTCAAGACACCAGCAAGGTAACGGTAAGCACCGCAAACCGCCCGAACATTAGCCAACTGCCGTTCATCCAAATCCTTTTCCGACAGCTGCAGTCCCGCCAAGGTCTCTTTCACTAATGCGTCAAGACTCTGCCCCTCAGGATCCTCCGCACTCTTGTTCTTCACAAAGTCACGTGCGCAAGCTTCCCGAAAAGCATCCGCCTCGTCAGCGGTGAAACCCGCCGGGGACACACCCGCAAGAACGTACACGGCCCCATCCAGATCGATATCTGCACCCATCACAATCAACTCCTTTTCTTCATCTCTTTGCTTTACGACGCCGCAACGTCTAGCAACTCAACTGCACGTAAGTACGCCTCACGCCGCCGAAGAATATCGGCAGCCTGAATCACATTGACGCCGCGATAACGAATTCCTTCCAGCTCTGTAGCTGTAACCCCCAAAAAATCGGCCAACTCCTGGTCATTCTTAGCCCCGATACTGTACGCAATCTCATCCAGCGCACCAGGGCGAATCTTTTTAAGCATCTTTCCACCAATTCCATTTTTGAACTTTGACTACATTATGTACTCGCAATTACATATTGTCAAGTGGTCTCTAAAATATCCGCATTTGCGCACGTAAAAGATGAAGTACATAATGGAATCATGAATTTTGATACTTGGTTAAAATCGCTGCCAGGAGCACCGACACCAACTATTGCCGCAAAAAAATCGGGCCTAGCTGCACCAACTCTGCTACGTCACGTAGAACGGGGGCACTCGACCGCCGATAACGTTATAGCGATCGCAAAAGCTTACGGAGTCAGCCCCATCGACGCCCTAGTTGACAACGGAATGCTTGAGCCATCCGACCTCGGTGGCGAGCGATCCCCAATCAAGGCGGCTCTCCGAGATGCCACTATCACTGAGCTACTAGAAACACTTATCGAGCGAGTAAACAACTCGGGCCTAATCGAAGGCAGTTTTGAGATGAGTACCATCGCAGGGCGTAAGCCTAGTGATGGAGTAAATGAACTAAACCCTGAGTCCAAGCCGGATGATCCTTGGGCCGCAGCGGCCACAGTCAGCGGCAAGGACTCATGGCGCGGTGATGAAATGGTTGCCGATGACTCGGAGGAAGAAGGCTTCCTAGGTGACGATAATTACAGCGATGGTCCATAATTTTTGTGCTACAACCAGCGGGTTTCCCAATTCGGGACTAGCCTAGATGTCATGGGAATTCTTAGTGTCGGCGGCCCACAGAATATGCTTTCACTCTCTGATAAAAGGCTTGCGCTTGTTTACGCCGCGGCTTTGGAGGTTTTTAAGCGAACCGGCCGCATTACTATCTGCTCTTGGTACGGCGATGAAGAACAATACGCTGCGGTTAGCGCATCTGCTCTCTTTCCTAAATCAATTCCTTTTCCTGGAAGAGCCTACAAGATCAAAGAAGTTGATGATGGACAATACGTTTTGGTACTCATTCCTGCTTACAGTACAGAACCGGCACCGGTACCCAAGCCTAAAGCCGTCAAGAAGGTTGCCGATCTCGTCGAAAAACATGATTGCTGGCTCATACTAGACAAAAGCGACCAAATCATCAGCACCCCCAAAGTCATCGAAGAAATCAAGGCCACTGCTAAGTGCATTGATGGAGTAGCCTACCTCAAGGAACTAAACGCCCAAGAAGAAACTTAAAGTCCTTACTTACAAACAAGCCCCGGCGCGCTCAAGCGACCGGGGCTGTTGTGTATTTGATAATTATGTGCATGGCCTGTAATCGAATCTTTACCTAAAACCTATATACGAATAAGTCTTTAGCGGGTAGTCTTTTCCTTAAATAATATTCATAAGAACATGAGGGAACGACCATGGCCGGTATTTATAATGCCCGATCCACTAGAGAGTGGTGCAATCAAGAAGCCGTAGGTGAGCTATTTTGCCAGATGGTGCTTAACGATAGCGGAAGAGGTTGCAGCCATGATAACCATGCTTGATTTGGAACAATTAGCAGAAGAGATGGGCGTTATGATAGTTACCCATACTGGTGGTAAGAAGGGTGGCTGGAATCCGGCAACCCGCACCGTCAGCCTTCGGGAGGGCATGCACGAAGTGCAAACATTGTGCACGCTAGCACACGAGCTAGGGCATGCCCACTATAGACACCAGCTTGGCGCAACAGGATTGGCGCGCGAACAACAGGAACGTGAAGCAAACGAATGGGCCGCAATCTTACTCATAGATGAGAATGATTACATGGCGGCCGAAATCAGCTGTGACAGTCTAAGCTCAATCGCTCACGAGCTGGGCGTGACTATTCTCATGGTTGGGATTTGGAGACAGCTCTACGCCAAAGGGAAGATACCGCAGTACTGCATTCAGGACTAGTGATTCCTCAATTGCTACGAAACCCCGTAACCGAATCTTTACCTAAAACCTATATGCGGATAACAGTTTAACGGGTAACCTTTTTCTTAAAGGAAGCTCATAAAAACATGAGGAGACAATCATGCCCAGCATCTATGATGCCCGATCTACCAGGGAATGGTGCGATCAGGAAACCGTAGGTGAATCCTTTTACCGAACAGCGCTTAACGATATCAGAAAACTTGTTCCACTGAATGAGCATAAAGTTCGCCGGTTTGATGCAACGCTCGTGTTGGAAATGGACAATCCACATTCCGAGGCTGGTCATGCAATATCTGTCAGGTGGCAAGACCGGGTTATTGCTTATATACCCGATTTGGAGACTGATGATTATTTTCCCGAACTGGCACGCCTTGCCGCTAGCGGGTTCGATGCCGGAGTGAGGGGTACTTTGTGGACGAATGAGACACAGCCCAATTTCAATCCCAACGATGTTCACATGTCGGTGCATGTTGGGCCGCAACCACCCGGCATGATAGTGCCTATTAACAATCCGCCTTCACGAAAATGGGCCGCCATCCCCCGGGGACAAGCTAGCCAGGTCACTAAGGAAAAAGACCACCTTGATGTGCTGCAACCATATACGGGGCTAGGCCATAAGAAAACCTATATTCTTGTGACGCTGCACAAGGTGCTTCTTGGTACGCGCACCCGCTGGGCTGGGGTCGAGGTTCGACTAGACGGTAAGCGAATCGGGGAGTTGAGCAAGGCAACTGGGGCAAAATTCCTCCCCATTATTGAGCACTATGATTCTCTCGGGCTTATTACTGTATGCCATGCCTATCTCA